CTATTCCAAAAACAAAGCAATGGATATATTTAGTTCAGTATACTGCTGGAGCCGAAGGTTGGAACTGTATTGAGACAGACACAATTATATTCTTTAGTCAGAACTATTCATATAAAACAATGATTCAAGCTGCTGGTAGAATAGACAGATTAAACACACCATTTAGAGATTTATATTATTACCACATAAGATCAAGTTCTGGTATTGATTTAGCTATTTATAAAGCTTTAAAAAAGAAAAAGACATTCAATGAGAAAAAATATATTTCAAAATGATACGCGAAAAATACATGCCTATCAATAGAGAGAGAATAACAAATCTCTTTCTTTTTATTTTGGAGGTTAATGTATGAAAGAAAATGCATTCCAACAAAATCTAATAAAAGAAATAAAAGAACGATTTCCTGGAAGCATAGTCATGAAGAATGACAGTTCATACATTCAAGGAATACCAGACTTAACAATCTTGTACGGAAGTAAATGGGCAGCTTTAGAAGTTAAAAAAGACAATAAAGCTTCTCATCAACCAAATCAAGATTATTACGTTAATAAAATGGACAATATGTCATATGCAAAATTTATTTGTCCAGAAAATAAAAAGGAGATTTTAGATGAACTGGAACGCGCATTGGAACCTAAAGGACAAACATGCTTTTTTGGGAGCAAGTAAATGGAGATGGGTAAACTATGACAATGATAAAATTATTAGTCTTTATCAAAGTGATGAACTTATTAAAAGAGGAACACGTTTACATGCTCTTGCAGCAGGAATGATATCTGAAGGCATTAGAGCCGACAGATCCAAAAAGACATTCAATATGTATGTTAATGATGCAATTAAGTATAAGATGTCACCAGAAGTAATATTATATTATTCAGATAATATTTTTGGTACAACTGATGCAATTGCATTTGATCCAGAGAAACACTTTCTTAGAATTCATGATTTGAAGACTGGTGAAACGCCAGCCCATATGGAGCAGCTAATGATATATGCTGCTCTTTTTTGTTTGGAGTATAGACAAGATCCTTCAGACATTGATATTGAGTTACGAATTTATCAGAACAATGAAATTGTTGTAAGTAACAAAGAAACAGATCCTGAATTACCTAATTGGATCAAAGATATTATGCATAAAGCAATAGAAATTGACAAAGTATTAGACGATTATAAACGAGGAGAATAGCTATGAGTGAAAATAATGAATTATATCATTATGGTACACCAAGACACTCAGGGCGATATCCTTGGGGAAGTGGTAAAGATCCATATCAGAGAAACAAAAGTTTAAAAAGTACAATTGATAACTTAAGAAAACAAGGATTAACTGATAAGGAAATTGCATCTGCAATGAAGATTAAAGACAGACGTGGTAAACCAAGCGTTGCCATGCTTAGAGCTGTTGAATCTAGAGCAGTAACTGATATTCGTAAAGAAGAAATGTCTAAAGTAGTTAAACTTAGAGACAAAGGATATTCTTGGCAAGCAGTTGCTGATGCAGTTGGATTAAAAAATGAATCTTCTGCAAGAACTCTTTATGATAGAGCAAAAAGAGGTAACAAAGAGTTATTAGATGTTGCCTCAGATGCACTTAAATCAGAAGTAGAAAAGAAAAAGTTTATTGATGTAGGACCTGGATCTGAAATATATTTAGGTGTTACAAATCAAAAGATGAAAACTGCTGTACTCGATCTTCAAGCGCAAGGATATCAAGTATTTACACCAAAAGTTGGACAAGCTGGAGCGAATGGCCAAACAACAACTTTAACAGTTCTTGCTGCACCTGGAACTACTTTTAAAGAAGCTCTAGATGCAATGAAAAATAACAAAATCGGATTAATTGGAACTCATATCGAAGAAAATCCAGATGGTGGATATTCTAAATATGGACTAGAAACGCCAAGAAGTGTTGATTCTAGCAGAGTATTTATTAGATATCACGATGATGATTCAATGGGATATAAAGGTGTTGATAGAGATGGTGTAATTGAACTTAGAAGAGGATGTGAAGACTTAGATCTAGGTTCTTCTCATTATGCTCAAGTTCGTATTGCAGTCGATGGAACTCATTACCTTAAAGGAATGGCTATGTATAGTGACAATATTCCTAAAGGTTATGATATTGTCTTTAATACTAATAAGCATGAAGGAACCCCAAAGATATCTGATAACCCAGATAATACAGTTCTTAAAGCAATGAAAGATGATCCTGAAAATCCATTTGGTTCATCCGTTGTTCAGCATCATTATATTGACAAAAATGGTAAAAGTCAGTTATCTGCTTTAAATATCGTTGGTTCTACAGAAGCCGATGAACATAAAGAAGGTTCTTGGAATAAGTGGAATAAAATGATATCTTCACAATTTTTATCCAAGCAAGATCCAAAAGTAGCTAAGCGACAATTAGATATTACATACAATGAAAAAGCTAAAGAATTTGATGAAATTTCTAAATTAACTAATCCAATAGTTAAAAAGAAATTATTGGAAGAATTTGCAGATGGATGCGATTCTGATACAAATACACTTAAAGCTGCTGGATTCCCTAGACAAAGAACACAAGTCTTATTATCTTTTCCGGACATTAAAGAAAATGAGGTTTATGCACCTAATTTTAAGAATGGAGAAGAAGTAGCATTAGTTCGTTTTCCGCATGCTGGAACATTCGAAATACCAAAACTTAAAGTAAATAATACCAAAAGTGTAGGTAGCGCATTTAAAGAAATCCACGCAGCACAAGATGCTATTGGTATCAATCCTAAAGTTGCATCTGTTCTATCAGGTGCTGACTTTGATGGCGACACAGTAGTAGTTATTCCTTTAGCTGGAACTGGTATTAAAACAAGAAACGAAACTAAGTTAACTGATTCTTTAAAGAAACTACAAGACTTTGAGCCTAAAGAAATCTATAAACTTCCTGATTCTGCTCCTCGAATGTCAGATAAAATGAAACAGCGTAAGATGGGCGAAGTTAGTAATCTCATTACTGATATGCAGATTAAAGGTGCTGATTCGGATGAAATAGCAAGAGCTGCAAGGCATTCAATGGTTGTTATTGATGCACAAAAGCATCATCTTGACTGGAAGAAATCTTATTCCGATGAAAACATTGAAGGTCTTAAGAATAAATACCAGGATAATGGTGATGGAAGACATGGTGCATCAACTTTAATTTCTAGAGCCAAGTCCGAAGTTAGAGTTCCTGATCGTAAAGACTATTATCTATCTAAAGATAACATCGACTCTAAAGGTAGAAAATTATATACCGAATCTGGAAAAGGATACGTAAAGATTAAAGATCCAGAAACTGGTAAATGGAGAATCAAATCCTATAAGGATAAGATTACTCCTGATACAGAAACTAGGTTTGTTAAGAACCAAACTAAGTCTACTAAGATGGCAGAGACTGATGATGCATATACTTTGTTATCAGGACCTAACCACGAAGGTTCTAAGATTGAAAAGGTATACGCAGACTATGCTAATAAGGTTAAAGACCTGGCTAATAAGGCTCGACTAGAGTATGTTAATACCGAGAATACCCCCTATGATAAGAACGCAGCCAAGGCTTATAAGTCAGAAATTGAAAGCATGAATTTAAAACTTTTGAAATACGATTCACAGAAGCCTTTGGAAAGACGTGCGCAAATTATGGCTAATAAAGTACTCTCAGCAGAGCTAAGCGCTGCCACAGAGACCCCATCTGCTAAAGAAATAAAGAAAATAAAAGGACGTGCATTAACTTCGGCTAGAGATATCGTATACGAAGGCAAAAAACGTTATAAAATCTCTCTTTCTCAGAAAGAATGGGATGCAATACAAGCAGGTGCAGTATCCTCGACTAAAGCATCATCCATTATCAACGCTATGGATTCTGATGAAGTTAAGAAATATGCTACACCAAGACCAGAGATTACTATGACAGCTGCAAAGAAAGCACGAATAGAATCAATGAAATCTGCAGGTGCAACAGCATCAGAGATAGCAGACGCAGTAGGCGTATCCGTATCCACCGTATACGGGGCACTGGAGGGGTAAATGAATGATACATTCTTAACAACAACTGACAATCCATATAATCCATTCACTCAGTTCGATCAATGGTATACATATGATTGTGACAAGGGTTATATGACTTGTGTGTTAGTTGCAAAATTAGCTAAAACAAATGATTCGTTTTCAGACGAATTAAACGATGAGATAATTGAAGATGCTTATGAAGAAATTATTAAATTGTTTCCAAATGTTTTAGGTTTTGAAAATGTTCAATACAAAATTGTAACAAAATCAGATTTTAAGTGAAACTTTATTGTGTTTTAGTTTTAGTTTCACTTTTCTTTTAATTATTGTTCAAATTGCTTTGATTTGAATTAAAAATTAGTTTTAAAACACAAAAATTTGCTTAAAAACGTTAAATTAGTTTGTTCTTTCATGTTAAATTCCTCTAATAAATATTTCGATTGTTTAACGTTTTTAATACCCCTTATGAACCGTTCGTTGGCATAGGGAGGGGGTCCCAAAAAAGACACCCCACCCTGTCATCGCGCGGGTCTTTATATTTTCTCCGGGGGATATTTTTAGAAAAAGTTTTTCACTCTTATACGAGACAGTAAGGCAATAGTACGGTTCTCAATGTTTTCTGTATATTCAAGTTATTTTACACACAGTTCAATTCTGACATTTTAATCTCCTTTCAGACAGAATATTTTTCAATGCTGTTACCTCCTTTTGTAATCTTAAAACTTACCTTGCTGTCTCACATAAGAGTGAAAAATACATATGTCTTCATCTTTGTTGAAAGGAGGTGTTAAAAGTGCCTAAAAAGTTACCTAAACGTATTGTAACCGAATCATATGTCCCTGCAACTACACCAGAAGGACAAGAAAGTATGATGATATCGCTTGCAACTAAACTTGCGGAACAACAATTAAGAGATGGCACTGCCTCTTCTCAAGTTATTACGCATTACTTAAAACTTGGAACAAGAAAAGAAGAATTAGAATTGGCTAAAATTCAATCAGAGATAGAATTAGCTAAGGCTAAGAAAGAATCACTTGAATCACAGAAGGCTATTGAAGCTTTATACAATGAAGCTATTAAGTCTATGAAAGAATATTCGGGAAGAGAGGACCCCGATAGTGAAGACATACAGTGAACTGGTTAAACTGCCAACATTCTTAGAACGTTACAGATATTTGAAACTAAACGGAAAAGTATGTGAGGAGACATTCGGATATAATCGATATTTGAATCAGATTCTGTATACATCAAAAGAATGGCGACATCTAAGACCATACATTATAGACAGAGATAAGGCATGCGATTTGGCTTTTCCTGGTTATGACATTTTTGGTAAACGAAATATTTTTATTCACCACATTAATCCAATCACATTAAAAGACATCAACGATCGAAATCCAATTATATTTGATCCAGAGAATCTTATATGCGTCACTAAATCGACGCATGATGCGATTCACTATGGAGATGAGTCTCATTTACCAATGATTTTAACAGAACGAAAGCCAAATGATTTATGCCCGTGGAAATGACTTATGACAAATGAAATTCTTCAGGACGTGAAGATGCATATAGAAGGCTCAACTACAGATGATCATTTCGATGGTGTTTTAGTTGATTACATTAACACTGCTTTTAGTGTGCTGTATCAAATGGGTGTTGGTCCTAAAGATCATCCATTTAGTATTACAGCAGATTCTGAACTTAAATGGACAGACTTCTTAAACGACAGCTCTTTGAATATTGCTAAAGAGTATCTATATAGAAGAGTTCAGATGATGTTCGATCCACCACAAAATAGCAATGCTATGCAAGCAAGCAAAGACATCATGAACGAAATGGAATGGAGAGCTAATGTATATGCAGACTACAAAGATTCATTCTAGATAGGAGGCGTTAATGCCAAGTAATTCACTAGGCGCTAGGATCAGACGATCTTGGAACGCCTTTTTTAATGCTCCTGAGCAAACACCTCCAGGAGTATATGGATATGGAAATGGTGTTCGGCCAGATCGTGTTAGATTGAGTTATGGAAATGAAAGATCTATTGCAACTGCTGTTTACAACAGAATCGCAATCGACGTTTCTTCAATTTCTTTTAAGCACGTTCGAGTAGATCAAAATGGCCGATATAGAGAGGAAATTCGTTCTAGTTTAGATAACTGTTTGAACCTGAACGCTAATGCTGATCAGACAGGTAGAGCGTTCATTCAAGATTTAGTTCTATCTATGCTGGACGAAGGTTGTGTTGCAGTTGTTCCTACTGATGTGACTTTCAAAGATTCGAATTCAAATATTTTTGAAATCGACGAAATGCGAGTCGGAAAGGTAGTGCAATGGTATCCACAAAAAGTAAGAGTCAGACTGTATAACGAAAAGCTTGGTAGACAACAAGAAGTCACTTTAGACAAAAGTATGGTGGCAATTATCGAAAACCCATTTTATGCAGTTATGAACGAACCAAACTCGACCCTTAAGCGCTTGATTCGGAAACTAGCGCTTTTGGATATTACGGATGAGAATAATAGTTCAGGAAAACTAGACATGATCATCCAGCTTCCTTATGTCATCAAAACTGATGCTCGTAGGAGGCAAGCAGAACAACGCCGTTCTGATATTGAGATGCAGTTAGCTGGATCTAAGTATGGAATTGCTTACACTGACGGAACTGAACGAATCACGCAGTTAAACAGATCCATAGATAACCAATTAATGACTCAGATAGAAAAACTAACCACACTTTTCTATTCTCAAATGGGATTGACTGAAGAAATCTTAAAAGGTACGGCGGATGAACAGACGCAGCTTAATTACTCTAACCAGGTACTCGAGCCTATAGCGTCTGCGATTACCAATGCGTTTACTTGGAAATACTTGTCCAAGACTGCGAGATCGCAAGGGCAATCAGTAATGTTCTTTAAAGATCCGTTCAAACTTGTTCCTGTTAACAATATCGCTGACATTGCTGATAAGTTTACTCGAAACGAAATCCTATCTTCGAATGAAGTTAGAGGTCTTATCGGGTTTAGACCAGTCGATGATCCTCAAGCTGATGAGTTACGAAACAAGAACATTAATCAGAGTGCAGATGCTCAACAGTCGCCTATGGCTACTGATGCCGATTATGGCTATGACGAGCAATATGATGAAAGCACTCAGTAAAGGAATTCAAAATGGAAAAAAATTACGATTTTAGTGGATGGGCCACTAAAAATGACATCCTCTGTTCGGATGGACGAACCATTAAGAAAAATGCCTTTAAAGATGACGATGGAAAGAAAGTGCCACTTGTATGGATGCATGACCACGGAAACCCAGAAAACGTGCTAGGCCATGCTTTTTTAGTTAACAAGGACGAAGGTGTCTATTGCTATGGAAAGTTCAATGATACTCCAGAAGGTGAACATGCCAAGAGCCTTGTTAAAAATGGTGACATAAGCTCTCTTTCTATTTACGCCAATCATTTGAAACACGATTCTCGAAAGAATGTAATGCATGGCTCCATTAAAGAAGTAAGCTTAGTTCTTGCTGGAGCTAATGAAGGTGCAGTTATTGATAATGTCGTGTTAGAGCATTCTGATGGATGGGAAGAACTTGAGGATGAAGCAAACATTTATTTTGGTGACAATTTGATCGACAAAGTTGATGTTGTGCTTAAGCATGCAGACGAGAAGTCTAGAGAAAAGGAAACTGAAATGGACGAAGAAAAAACAATTGGCGACGTTATCTCAACGATGAATGACGAGCAGAAGCAAGCAATGTATGTGCTTATTAGCGAAGCTCTTAATGAAGATGACGATGATGACGAAGATGATGATTACGAAGACGACACAGATGAAGAAATGTCACACGGTGACGACGAAGGAGAAACATTAATGAAACACAATGTATTCGATAATGAATACTCATACGATGATGGCGAAGTTCTAACTCACGCCGATATGCAGGAAATCTTCAAAGAAGCTAAGCGACAGGGTTCTTTAAAAGCTGCCGTTGAAGATTATGCAATGTCTCATGCTGATGGCGATTATGGTATTAAAGATATTGATACATTATTCCCAGATGCAAGAAATTTAACAAACTCACCAGAGTTTATTAAGAGAGAAACTGGCTGGGTAGCAGGATTCATGAACGCTACAAAGAAAACTCCATTCTCTCGTATCAAATCAACATTCGCTAACATCACAGAAGATGAAGCAAGAGCTAAGGGTTATATTAAAGGAAAGCAGAAGAAAGAAGAAGTATTCCCAGTATTAAAGAGAACAACTTCACCTACAACTGTCTATAAGAAACAGAAGCTTGATCGTAACGACATTATTGATATTACAGATTTCGATGTAGTAGCTTATATTAAGCAGGAAATGCGTATTATGTACGATGAGGAAATTGCCAGAGCCGCTTTACTTGGTGATGGTAGAACTCCTGGCACAGACGACAAGATTGATGAAAACTGCATTCGTCCTATCATCAAGGATGATAAGTTCTATACAGTTCCAGTATATGTAGGCACTACAGTTACAGATTATAACGAACTCATTAAGCAGATCATTCGTGCTCGTAAGGAGTACAAGGGATCTGGTAATCCAACATTCTATACAACAGAAGATGTATTAACAGAAATGCTCCTTCTCGAAGACAAAATGGGTCGTACTCTATATGAAACTGTTGACAAACTTTGTACTAAGTTAAGAGTATCTAAGATCGAAACAGTTGAAGCTATGGAAGCTGATGCTTATAAGGATTATATTGGCGTAATCGTAAACCCTGTTGACTACACATTTGGTGCAGACAAGGGCGGAGAAATGAGCTTCTTCAGTGATTTCGATATCGATTACAACCAGGAAAAGTACTTGTATGAAGGAAGATGCTCCGGTGCTTTGACTAAGTATCATGCTGCATTGTCTATTATCAAGAAAGCAGCTCCATCATCAAGTGACGGACAATCAGTATCTGGCGGAACTAGCCACTAGTAATCAAAATGATTTATGGGATCGATATGCCTAAATTTCATGGAGTAATAGGGTTCGTTAGAACTGTAGAAGAACCAGAAAATTCTGGAGTATGGGTCCCTTTGATTGAAGAACGAGAATACGCTGGCAATATTAATAATTTCTATCATAAATGGGATGCAACAAACAACGTAAATGACAACGTTAATATTAGCAGCCAAATCTCGATCATTGCAGATCCATATTTTTATAAAAATATTGGATACGTTAGATATGTAGTATTCATGGGTCAAAAGTGGAAGGTTAGCAATATAGAGCCGGCCTTCCCAAGACTCATTATAGATTTAGGTGGTTTATACAATGGCTGAGAGATTAAAACTACATCAGGAATTGTGCGAATTAATCGGATCTAAAAATGTGTACTTTGATCCGCCAGAGAATATTAAACTAAAGTATCCGTGTTTTATTTATGAAAGTGATGTGCCTTTTGATGTCAAGGCAAACAATCACTCGTATTTTTTTATGAAACGATACAGCGTTACATATATTGATACGAATCCGGATAATGATATGACTGAAAAAATGTTAAAGCATTTTATGCTAATAAGTGCTGGAAATCCATATGTTTCAGATAACATACATCACTATCCTTTTGACATCTATTATTAGGAGAATAAATAAATGACCGCATTAGTATGGGATAAAATTGGCGAACATATTTATGAAACTGGTGTTGACCGTGGTGTTCTATACCCACAAACAAATGGAAAATATCTTAATGGTGTTGCATGGAATGGTCTCACTGGCGTAACCGAATCACCTTCTGGAGCAGATGCAACTGATATGTATGCAGATAACCAGAAGTATCTTTCTTTAAGAGCTGCTGAAACTTTTGGAGCAACAATTGAAGCATACACATATCCTGACGAATTTGCAGAATGTGATGGCTCTGCAGCTTTAGCCGATGGTGTAAAGATCGGACAGCAGACTCGTAAGACATTTGGCTTTTCTTATAGAACACTTATTGGTAATGATACAGAAGGTACAGACAAGGGATACATTATCCATCTTGTTTATGGGGCTACTGCGTCACCATCATCTAAGACACGTTCAAGTGTTAACGAATCACCAGAAGCTGTAACTTTCTCTTGGGAAATTTCTACAACTCCTGTAAACGTGACAGGATTTAAGCCAACTGCAACTATTGAAATCGATAGCACTAAGATTTCCGCAAAGGCACTTAAGGCTATTGAAGCAAAATTATATGGCGATGAAACTAGTGGAACACCACAGCTTCCATTACCAGATGAAATTAAGCAATTAGTTACAGATAATCCAGGTGATTAAATCAAAATGATTTATAGAGGGCTTAACCGCCCTCTTTTATTTTTAAAAAGGAGATTAATATGATTAAAAAAAGAATTAAGTATGAAGATTTTGATGGTGTAGAAAGAGAAGAAGATTTTTACTTTAACCTGACAAAGACTGAGTTGGTTAAATGGAACTACTCTGAATCTGGTGGATTGGAAGAAGCTGTTAAGAAAATTATTGACACTAAAGATGCCAAAGAACTTTTAAAGATTTACGACAAAATTATCACAATGTCTTACGGTGTTAAATCACCAGATGGTAAGAAATTTGTTAAGTCTGAAGAGATCACAAATGACTTCAAAGACACAAATGCTTACGATGTAATGTTCATTGAGTATTTGTCACACCCAGAATCTTTTAACGCTTTTATCGACGGTATCATGCCTAAAGATATTAACACTGTTAAATAAAGGGAAGGACTAAGAATAAAATGCTCGATATAACTATACCAGCTACAGAGTTGTTTGATCCTTTAAAGGACGAATTTATGGAAATCGCTGAGCAAAAGATAGTTCTCGAGCATTCTCTTGTTAGTGTTTCCAAATGGGAATCGAAATGGCATAAACCATTTATTAATCCAGGATACAAAATGACTCTTGATGAATTATATTCGTATATAGAGTGTATGTGTATAACAAAGAACGTATTAACTACAGCATTTAAACTAATTACACCTACAGATATAGAACGCATTAAAGAGTATATTAATGACCCTATGACTGCTACGAAAATATCTAATGTCAACTCTTCTAAGAAGAAAAATGGAAAGTTCATTACTAACGAAGAGATTTATTACATGATGTTTTCCTATCAAATCCCAAAAGAATGCGAAAAATGGCATCTTAATAGATTGATGACTCTGCTGGAAGTATTTGCAGCTAAAAACAATTCTAGTGAGAAAATGAGCGAAGCTGAGATCTATAAACAAAACGCTCAACTAAATGCTGCACGTAGAGCTAAATGGCATTCTAAAGGATAGACAATATGCTTAAAGTTACAGTAAAAGGTAAATACAAAAAGAGTCGTGACTTTCTTAAAAAAATTCAAAATGAAAGTTATGAAGATAAGCTCGAGTATTATGGAGAACTAGGAGTCAAAGCATTGGCCGAATACACTCCTAAAGATACTGGATTAACCGCATCTTCATGGGGATACAAGATCGAACGCGGTAAAGATTCAGCAACAATAATTTGGACAAATTCAAACATACAAGGAGGGTACGCTAATATTGCCCTCCTTTTACAATACGGACACGCTACTCGGAATCACGGATATGTTCGAGGTCGTGATTATATAAACCCAGCTATGAAACCGGTTTTTGACAAGATCGAAGAAGATGCGTGGGACGAGGTGACTAAAGGATGAGTAAAACTATTGACGAACGAGTTCTGCAAATGGAATTCGACAACAAAAGGTTCGAGCAAGGTGCTAAAGAATCTATTGCAACACTAGATAGACTTAATAAAAGTTGTCAGTTAGACGGTGCAAGTGAAGGCTTCGCTAATCTAGAAAAAGCCATGGATAACATCAACAATCACTTTACTGTAATGGGTCGATTAACTGAAAGAGTTATGGACCGAATTGTTGATAAAATTGAAAGTACTGCTAGTTCTATAGCACGATTATCGAAAAGCCTTTCGGTTGATCAGATCGGTGCAGGATTTAGTAAATACGAATCAATCACAGCTTCGACCCAAACTATTATGGGTGCATTATCTGAGTCTGATAAAAAGAAAATTGCAAAACAAGGCATAAGTGAAATTGATTATGTAACCGAACAGCTCAAAAGAATGAATCAATATACCGACGAAACTTCATATAACCTTACGGATATGACTAGTAACGTTGGTAAATTTATGTCTGCAGGTGTCGATTTGCAGTCAGCAGTATCAGCGATGGAAGGTATTGCAAACTGGGCTGCTAGATCTGGAGCAAACGTAAACGAAGCATCAAGAGCGATGTATAACTTATCTCAGGCAATGGGTGTAGGCTATATGCAGCTTATGGACTGGAAGTCTATTGAAAATGCGAACATGGCAACCAAAGAGTTTAAAGAGCAAATCATTGCTACTGCTAAAGCCATGGGTACACTTGACGAAGAGGGTAATACTCTTGTCCAAAATAGTCAGCACGTTACTGCCGAGTCATTCAACCAAACTCTTTCCGATAAATGGTTAACATCAGATGTATTGATGAAAACTTTAAATGATTACAATGATTTCTATAACAAACTTGTGAAGATCCAAGACACCAAGGAAGGCGCTGGAATGACAATTACGGACATCATTGGTGAATTGCAAGATGGAACTGAACAAGGTTCAAAATGGATTAAAGAGTTTAACATTGATTTAGATTCTTTATCAGCAAAATCATTCTTGGCAGCGCAAGAGTACAAGTCATTTAGTGATGTAATCAGTGCAACTCAGGATGCTGTGTCAACATCATGGATGAATATATTTCAAGATATTTTTGGAAACTTGGAAGAATCTAAAGACTTATGGTCGAGAGTCGGAGACGATTTCAGTAGTATTTTTGTAGATCCTATTGCTAATCTGCAAACACTTTTGGATAAGTGGAAAGAATTAGGTGGTAGAGATAATTTATTAGCAGCATTTGATAATTTTAGAGAAGCAATAAACAGTATCGTTGGACCGTTTACAAAAGGATTTGGCGATATTTTCGGATTCTTTGATGACAAACAAACTTACTGGAGTGCCAAGCTTGTTCAAATGACCGATAAGCTTAAAAAGTTTACAGCAAGTTTAGTTCAGAACGAAGATGCTCAAAATGGAATTAGAACTGTAGCTAGACAATTAGCTAGAACTGTTCAGCTTTTAGGCGGAGCATTTGTAGACATTGTCGGAACTGGAAATGCAGTTCTGAAATTTTTATATGATGTAGGTTCTGGAATGGCTGGATTTGTTGGAAACCTTGAGCAAGGAATTGTAAGCTATAAATCATTCGAAAAAGCTTCAAAGTCTTTTGATGCAATAATCAGAAGAGCAGAACAAGGATTGTCCGTGTTTTGGAAACGTCTAAAAGAATTTCCAATCATTGGTGACGTAGCTAGATGGATTGAGCAATTAGCAAAAGATGTAAAGGGACAACTTGTAACTAGCATTGATTGGGCTATTGCTAAATTCGAAGAACTAACTGGAATAAAATTAGATTTTAAGCTTCCAACTATTACAGCTAATGATTTAACTGAAGCATTAGATAAACTATTTAATGCAGCACAGCATGTGTACGATGTATTTACTAGTCATGTCGATTGGTCAACGCCTGTTAAGTTCTTTAAATCTATTTGGGAAGCAGTGAATCAATTAGGCGGAGAGCTTAATAATTGGATAAATGGTAAATACACAGAATTCATGTCGAAAGATGGACCTATTCAATCATTAATAACAGCAATAACTGGATTCGATCCTAAATCGCAATTAGATAAAGCTGGTGATTCAATTAAGAAATTTGGTTCTGATGTACATGATACTTTATTTGGAATCGACTGGAAATTAGTTGGTGAAGTTGGATTAATCGGTGCAATAACAGCATTCATTATTACGTTTAAAAAGCAAATAGAAAAGCTGATGGGCTTAGGCAAAGATTTCAAAGAAACATTACTAGGAACATTCTCCGATACTATGAAATCTATATCTAGTGCAATGAACGCAGCTGCAACGTCTATGAAAGCTGACGCTCTAGTAAAATGTGCAGAAGCAATTGCAATACTAGCTGTTTCAGTTGTAGCCTTAGCTTCAGTTGATGCAGACGCATTAGCAAGATGCACAGTATCACTTTTAGCTTTAATGTACGGCCTATCTAAATTAATGAATGCCAAAACAAATAGAGAAATGGGTAAAGCCGCTAAGTCTTTCTCTGGAATTGGTAATGCAATTCAGGCATTAGCAGATATTATTTCTAATGCGGTTAAAAGAGTTGCATTAGGCGTAATGCTAGTTGGATTAGCAGCATCAATGGCTACTTTAGTAGGCGCATTGATGATGTTTAAATTAGTCGATCCTGGTTCTTTGCTAAAAGCAGGAGGTTCTTTGATTGCACTTAGTCTAGCTGTTGCCGGATTTGTAGCCGTACTAAATCGTTGTAAAAATGTTAAAGCTTCGCAGTTAGTTGGCCTAAGTTGGATGCTTAATTCTTTGCCTATATCACTGTTGTCATTTGCAGCTGCAGCAAAGAAAATAAGTTCTGCTGAAGTTAATATTGGCAAAGTTAATGTCTTCTTAGGAAGTATCACTAACTGGTTCATGGCCTTAATGGGTATAACTACATTAGCAAATAAAATAACCGATGGGCATGCCTTTGATAAATTGTCTAGAACAATTCTTTCATTGTCTGCCGCAATCGTTATTCTTGGATCTATTCCTGGTGCATCTACAAAGGGTATTAAAACCATATCAACAGCTATTTCACGGTTTGCTGGTGCTTTAATAGTTCTAGTTGGAGCTGCCGCAGTAGTCAAAATAGCAAAGTTATCAAAAGTGATTGCGAAACTTAATGGATCAATGAAATTTCTTGTAGGTTTAACTACAGCATTAGCGACTTTCAACATCAGTTTTTCATTGGCCATGGCCATTCTTTCATTATTCCCTGACGGAATTGTAAAGGTGGCTGAGGCTATTAATAAAAATGCTGGTGTAATTGCTGGAGCTATTGTAAAAGTTCTACAATTAGCATTAGCCGGAATTCTTGCTTATAAAGCCAAATTTGCAGCTAGTGTTGTGTTGACATTATCCGCAATAGTAGAAGCTATGGGCGATAATTCTGAAAATTTAATTGATGGAGTTCTTAAAATAGCCGGAGATGTAATAACTGCTCTTGGAGTATTTATAGAAAAGGCTGCAGGATATGTAATACCAGCTGTAGTTGGCGTAATAAATACAATTGCAGACTCTATCGATCAAAATAGAACCCCAATACTAAATGCAGTAGGAAATTTGTGGAATGCCGCTGTTGATTTAATTGCTGAAGGTATTTCTAAATTCTCTGGATTAGATTTGGGTTTCGCAAAGAAATTAGTTGATTTTGCTGGTAAAGCTGGACTTATAGCAGTTGGTATTAACCAGATTTCAAAGTCGATAAAGAATTTAGATGGAGCTGCAAAGACTGTTAATAAAGCTAAATCATCTATAACTGGTATGTTCAAATCAATTACTAGCACACCGGCGACGATATCTGCTAATGTCAAGGCAATTGCCGAAGGTTTTACGAAATTCAGAGAAGTTGTATTTGATGCAGGTTCATCGGTAATGGATCTTGGTGCAGCATTAGCTGGAAAGGGTGGACTGATAGGCCATTTAGGTAAGCTTGTGACATCCGTTGGCACTGGCATTGCGTCATTTGGGTTATTTCTACCAGCAATATTAGGTGTAACAGCCGCTGTTGGTGGACTAGCACTTGCCATTAAGCTGCAAGATGATGCACATAAAAAAGCTATTAAGCAGCAATACGGTCTTTCCGATGCTATGAAGGAATCAATTAGTAATTCGGAAGCATTAAGAGAACAATGGGATGCTGAGCAGGTTTCATTAGCAGAAAACACAAAAACCGTAACTGATAAGTATCAGGCTTATATCGATTTAGGTGCAGAATACGACTCTATTTCTGATAAGTCTAGTGATGCTGCTATATCCATAAAAGAAAATTTAATGGGTGCTTTATCATTAAATAGTGATCAAGTTGATAAGTTAATTGAGAAGTATGGTTCATTGGCTGAAGGCATTAGAATGTATAACGCTTTAGTTGAAGCTCAAGAATTAAGAGATACTCTTAAAGAAAATCTAGATAGAGAAAAGAAGAGCTACGAAGATAATCTTCAAACATATGCTGACGCTCAAGAAAACTATTTTAAAAAGCAAAAGCAGCTAGACGATAAGACGGCTGCATACAAAAAAGCTACAAGTGAAAAAGCTAAAAAAGATTATATAGAAAGAATGAAAGTAGCATATAACTATTCTGATGAAGAAGCAAAGAAATCATGGACTAGCTATACTGAATATCTAACGAAACAATATAACGAAGAAGTCGGCGTAATCAAAAAGTCAATGGGCGATTTGTATGCTGGTATGAATGACGCCAAAATGGCAACAGCGGCTTATGAAACTCATAAACAGATACTGAGTGATTTAGATAAAAATATTGATGAGTATTACGAAAAAGCCGATGATGCTACTAGAAAGAAATTGCTCGACTTTGTAGATTTCGTAAAGTCGATGTCTGAAGATGTTGTATTTGCTGGAACTGCAACTTCTGATGAATTGAAGAAGCAAGCAGATTCGTTTGGAGAAGCATTCAGTAAGGCAGTTGATTTAAAATCTCATGGTGCAATGCCGGATGATGCATTTAAAGACATTAAAGAAGGTCTGAAAATTGCATTACAACAACTTGGTGCATCTGCAGCAACATGGTTAACTGAAGCTATTCAAAATGCAAGAGATGCTGGTAATACAGAATTAGCAAACGCATTACTTGAAGTTCAGAATGAAATGAACGAAACAGATGTCGATCCTAATACTGGTGCAAAAACTGGTGAGAAGATTGCTGAAACATTCTCAAATAATATTTCTACTGCTATTAATGAAAACTCTGGAAATATTTCTGATGATGTAGCAAATATGATTGGTCAACAATTAGGAGTTGATAACTTATCAGGATTATTAGAAGAAAAAGGATTAGAAAACAACGTATTAAATTCGATTGTTAATTCGATGAGCTCTGGCGATTTGGATGTATCATCGTTAACCAATATTTTAGATGGAATTCTTGGAAAAGCAGTCGATAATGTTGGTGGAGTAGGCGATAAAGTTCAAGGTTTGATTAAGACTCCATTAGATAATGCCTATGGTATTATCAATGATTATAGTTTCCAAGATGCAAGTTCTACAGCAGCTGGAACTATCGGTACTGGTATTCAGATTGGCGGATCTTCTGCTCCTACTATTGCTGCTGGAATTGGTCAAGCTGCTAAGAGGGCAAGTGCATTTAATGCTTCTCAAGAAGGTGCTAGCTCTATGCGATTATTTGGATCTGGAATGTCATCTATGGGTGGTGTTATCAATAGTACAGCTTCTTCGTTAGCCAATAATGCAAAAAGTGGATTGAATGTAGATACGACTAGTTCGGGAACGAATTTTGCACAAGGTTTTATTAATGGGATTGGAAACATGATTGGTGCTGCATATGATGCCGTGTCAAGTTTCGGTAAGAAACTCATTGATAAATTCAATAGCAGTTTAGGCGAACATTCACCATCTAAACTCACTGACAAATCAGGTGTATTCTTCATAAAAGGATTCATAAATGCGATCAAGAGAACGGCAAGTGCTGCTACAAATGCTGTAGGAAACTTAGCAACCGATGCAGTTAATTTGTTTAGTGATTCTTTAGATAAAATAAGTGCATTCGTTAATGACTCTACAGATATTACTCCTGTAATCACACCAGTTCTAGATCTGTCTCAAGTTCAAAATGGAAGTGCTGCACTCTCTTCTATGTTTAACTCAGGTTACACAATGAGAGCTGCTGCAAGTGTTGCTGGATCATTTACCCCACCATCGCAAGTTCAATCAGATAGATTAAACTCAGCAATGTCTTCAGCATTGAAGAATTTGATTGAAGCTCAGCAGGTTGAAGAAAATCCTACATACACATTCAATATTCCATTAGAAGTTAATGGTAGACAAATTGCGAAAGCAACACGTTCTTACAACAGAACTGAGCTTGATAATTTAAATACGATTTTAGATAGAAAGGCGGGTATAAAGTAATATGTCAGCTATAACTGATCAGATTTCTAATTTACCAAAACCTAATTGTGCCGTAATGGTAAATGACAACTATCTAGAAGATTTAGTCCATGGCTATAGAACTCATTCCGTAACTGGACGAAACACTATCAATATGGACTTAACAGAAGTTACTATTGGTAATTCCAATGGTGCACGATATAGACGTAAGAGAGACGAGTCACGAGATTTGACCGTCTCTTTTGGTCTTACCGCTGAAGATGAATGGGCTATTCATAAACAGTCTGAGCTTCTTCAGAAATTTTTAAACGAACCAGAATCAAAATTTATATTTGCTGATGAACCTGATATGTACTGGGTTGGTACAGTCAGCGATTTCTCAGAAGATTGGGTTAATGCTGCTGGTTCAGACATTAAAGCTATGACTGGAGAATTTACGATTCATTGTAGTGATCCTTATCGTCATAGCACAACTATAACTGAAGTCACTACCAATGGTCTTAAGGGAACTGACTCAGTTAAACTTACTAATAATGGTTCAGTACCAGTTCCACTTTTTGTAGAAGCTTACATGTGGGATGGAACTAAGTATGTTGGATACAGCTTAGATAAAGACGAATCAAAAAGTTTTGCATATATTTTAGGCTCAGCATCCGATTCGACTGTCAGTTCAACAAATTCTGGACCGGTAACTGTATTAGAGGCATCTTTCGCTTCGGATCCTTCATGGACTCCAAATGCAGGAATTCTACCGCCTATAACTACAACTGCTGAACAAACTGGAACTATTGGATTCTCAACCGGTGCATACGCATCAGATTGGGGATCAGGATCGTATTGGCATGGCCCAACATTATCACATATTGTTCCAGGTCAAAATGGAAGTTATCCAGTTAATTGGAGAGCTGATTATGCATTTGACTTCGATGCTAGTCCAAATGGTGCTAAGGCTCAAGGTCTTCAAGCAGTAACATTTGCGGATGGTGGAGGCGATCCACTTGTATCAGTCGTAATGGTCGATTCCAAAGACGATACTAATACTGAAGTTAGAGCATATATTAATAGAACTATGTATGTAATGGGCACTGTGCCAAACAACGATCTTCATGTAGCTACTGGCGGTAATGTTCAAATCCAAAAGATGGGATCTGATGTAACAATTAGTTACTCTTTACCAGTTGCAAATAGAAACAATATAGTAGAACGTGTAAACAAAGGCGGATCAAACGGTACTGTCGAGTTAAGAGGAACTGCCAATTCGAACTGGAATAGTGGTTTACAGTGCACTTACTATGCTTGGTTTAAAGAAGCTTCAGTGGATGCAAATGCTAATAAGTCAACAATTCAATGGGCTGCTAACTGTGTACAATCTGGAGTTAATTTCGTAGGAACTGAGCGTCCACATGCCGGTATTATTAATGTTTATGTTAATGGCACTTGTGTATGTTCTGAATACGTTCCTATTAAATACAGAGCACAGGGCGAAGTATGGCAATCTGGTTGGCGTACATTTGATGTAGTGCATGACGCTAGCGGAAAGAAGAATTGTGAAGTAAAGATTGACTTTGACGCTGGTGTGGATGACGTTGGTCGATCTGTATACTATTGGGCAGATGGAAGTCCATATAGTACTACATTAGTTTTATCGAACTTAGAAAAGAAAGCTACACAGCAAGTTAATACATCCGGTTATAAGCAATTTACTAAAAGTTTTACGATTGGTAATCCAGATACTGCAATTCGTCAGGTAACATATTATACAGCAGCTTTAGGCGATGACTATTCTGAACAGAAGGATAATGATGGTAATGTAACTTCAACATCAGGTCACCAGAGATTTAACTGGAGCAGACTAAGATCTTTAAAGATTGTTAAGTACGATGCTAGTCAAACAATTGCTAAAGATCATTCTGTATTCTTTGCTAGTGGTGATTCAATTACTGTAGACTCTAGTACCAACGATGTTCGTCAAAATGGAAATAGAAACCTCAATATGGTTGACATAACAAGTGAGCCATTAATGCTATATCCTGGAGACCATACTTTAAAAGTGGTTGTTGATCATAAAACAGCCAATAGACCACCAACTTTACTAATTACTTACAGGGAGCAATGGAAATGATATGATTTTCTATATACTGAATAGAGAAATGGATGTAGTAGCGTCTATGTCTAATGATTCTCGGGAAATGCTATGGATCGATGACACATCTGGAGGTCAAACTATTTCGTTGATAAATGGATGTGCTATAGGATCATTTGATTTTAAAACTGATCCGTATCTTCCGGATTCAGTGTATGTGAAAGCAGGTAATTTTATTGCTTTCAATGATAAATACAACCGCACTAGACTGTACACTATTATGACAGTCGAAGGCGATGACGAGCTCGACGTTCATTGTGAGGACATCGGGCTCGATTTGATTAATGAGATGGCGAATGCTTGGAATTTTGAAACTGATCAAACACTCGATTTCTATCTCAACCAAGTTTTTGGAAACTCAAGCTGGAAAGTTGTGTACGAAGCAAGTGGATTATCTACCCAAACTCGTCATTTGAAATTTGACAACAATACAGATACTAAACTTTCCAGACTTGAATCCATTATGTCTGGTTTTGGATTTGAAGGTGACTTCCAGATAACTATGGAGTACATGTCTGTAAAGACTATGGAATTCCATGTTTACAAGACACTCGGAAACAAAACTGAATATGACATTAGCAAGATTTACATTGATTCAATCAACTTAATTAGTTTAAATCGTAACGAATCAATTGACGATTTATACACTGCAGTACTTCCGACTGGTGGACAAGTTTCCGGAAAGGCTTTAGACATCTCATCTGTAGAGTACGACGATGGCCAGTTCTGGACTACTAAAGGTGATAATAAGTTATACGATAGATTAGCTGCACAGAAGTGGAGTAGATTTTCAGGAACTTCAGCACAAGATAAGACTAGGGATCCAGCTTATATTTACGGCCACTATAGTTCTAATACAACAGCTGTTGGCACATTATTTGATGAAGCTTTAACTAATCTAAAAGAACATCATGATGTTAAACTAGCATACGAGGCTAAGCTATTAGATTTAGATTCTGATTTAGGTGACTGGATCGAAATAGTAGATCATGCAAAGCAGCAAGATGTATATTTGAAAGCAAGAATTCAAGAAGTAACTAATTATTATACGGTTAGTGGAGAAGATGAAGGAAAGCTTGCAAATTACAAATTATTATCTACTGCAAATGGGGATACAATTCGTAATCTCCTTAATCAAATACAAGAAAAAGTAAGTAAAGTTACAGTCAGTGATTTATATTTTACAATCAGCGATCAAGGATCCTATGCCCCGATCAATGCTGAATGGAGTGTTAATCAGCCTGATATTCCAGAAGGTAAATTCCTATGGATTAAAACTGTTGATAAGTATTCTGATGGCACTGAACGAGTAACTTATACTGTAACTAAAAACAAAATAGATTACCATGGACCGGCTACTGTAGTTTCTAGAGTACCGGTCTATTTTCTTTCTACATCTCAATATTCTGCTCTTAAAGAAGACGGTACTGCTCCAGATAAATCGGACTGGACTACTGAGCAGCCAGCATATAAAGATGGTAGATATTTTTGGAAAAGAGAAATCGTAACTTGGAGTGATGGATCTGTTGACTATACATTTGAAACATATGATCAGCAGATGACAGAAGCTTACAAGAAATTGGCAGGAATAAGAAATCTGATAAGAAACTCTAAGACAATGATTTTCGAATCATATGGCCTTGTATCATCCTCTATCAATTCATTCTTGACTGACGAAGATGGAAACATTTTGACAGATGAATCAATGAACAGATTCATTGTATAGGAGTATATATGGCAGATAAGAAATTAACAGAAGTAACAACAGCATCTAGTTCAAACAGCAATGATTTCGTTGTGCTTATTCAATCAAACGCGGTCAAAAAAATAGAACTGTCTAAATTGAATGCCGGAATTAGCGAAGAAAGAATTACACAAATTGTTGAAGAAAAAGTGAACGATAAGATTCCTCCAAGTGCGGAAGGAGAGTACTATTAATGGCTAACAGAATTATTGACTCCGTGAATCTGACTAATATTGCCAATGCAATCCGAAATAAGAAAGGTACTACAAATCAGATGCTGCCTAGTCAGATGGCAAATGAAATCGCATCTATAAAAACTGCGACATCAAGTGGTGGAACTGATACAAGCGATGCGACAGTCAACGCAAGCGATGTACTGGAAAACAAGATTGCCTATGGTGCAAGTGGTCGTATTGTTGGTAGCATGAAAAATAACGGAAGTCAGACAATCAATGTGAGCAGTGCTAACACGTCTTACACTATCAGCAAAGGCTATCATAATGGCTCTGGGAGCGTGCAAATCAGTTCTGCAGAAGTTTCTAAATTAGTTTCTTCAAACATAAAGAAAGGCATTACTATTCTAGGTGTTACAGGTTCTTATCAAGGCAGTGCATCGAGTAGTGGCATTCAAGTCAAAACAGGAACTACTGCTTCAACATCTATTCATACAGGTTTAAGTTCTATTGATAAGTTCATTATGTATTCAGATAGTATTTCATCAGAAGGACTTATCAATGTTGTATATGACAGTTCTAAATCAGCAGTAACGTTAACTGTATGCGGTGAATACAACTTTTATTTAAAGAATTGTAATGTAATGACACAGACAACAGGATATTCTGTAAGTGGCGGAACATTCCAATGGACAGACAATTCCTCTTTAGGAAGCTTCATGCATGATGCGACATATAATTGGATCGCTGTAGGAAATTAGTTATGTCAGTTTTCAAAGCAGTTGATATTTTAAATCCTTATGCAAAAAGCGATAAAGTTTTAAACATTATTTTAGACAGTCAGTCAGATGCGTATAGTCTGAGCAACCTTATTCATGAAGCAGGAACATATATTTTTGCAATATGGGTAAAGACCGATACTAACAGCACTGTTAATTTTAAAATTTTGGGAACCGATGTATCATTCGAAGCCACGGATTCATGGAAATTATTTACAAAAAGAATTGACGCGGATAACTCGAACAAGTCCGTAGAGATTAAGCCGCAGGTAAACATAAATTCGTACTTTTATGAAGGATTTCTCGCAAAAGGAACAACTTTTACAGGGTGGACACCTGCTCCAGAAGATGTGGATGAAGGTATTAATAATGCTCAATCATCAGCAGACAAGGCAAATACTAATGCAAGTAACGCACAGCAAAATGCTAATAATGCTCTAGATGCTGCAAATAAAGCAGATGCTAAAGCAGATCAAGCAAAATCAGATGCAGATTCTGCAAACACAGCAGCACAGATAGCTAAAAAGCAAGCTGATGCCGCACAGAAAGCTTCGGATGATGCTAATAGGCTTGCAAATAGTGCCTGGACTGGGGTCACAACGCTCGAACAGGTAGTTAAAGTAGACAAAAACGGTGTAAAGGTTCTTGAAGCAGCTAATTCTAAAAACTATGCAAAAATGCAATCTACCGGATTGCATGTTTTTAATAATGATGCACAAGTAGCTCAATTTGGTGAAGAAAGTAAAATGCGAAATCTGGCTGTTCAAGACTATTTGATGTTCGGAGTGCATAGAGCTGAATTGTCAACAATTAACGAAGAACAAGGAACAGCATTCTACTGGATAGGAGACATACAATAATGGCAACAGAAAGACGAAATTATGGCATAACTTCTCACACCAGCATTCACGTTTATGCAGACGAAACACAGGTCGATACAGCAAATAACAGATCTTATATTTCTACAGAACTGTGGATCTTAGGTTCCAGTTATTCAGCTTATAACGTTGACTGTAATGTTACTGGCGGTGGTGGATACACCAATTCACATTTGACAGCGAATGGACGGGTAAAGCTAGTCAGTGGTGGATTCTGGGCTCCACACAATGCTGATGGAACAGGTTCAGCTACTGTAGGCTCATATTACTCATCTGGATATGGAAATATGCCTTATGAGGAGTTCACTCTAACTCTCACAAAGATTGCCAGAGCATCACAGCCTTCTATTAACACATGGCCAAATAACTCTCCTGATATTACTGCTGGTGTAGCTTGCACTATTCATATGAATAAGCAAGCTATTTTTACGCATAAAGTATCATATTCATTTGGTAAAAAGAGTGGTGTAATTGCTACAGGAGTTGTAGACAACTGTTCATGGACTCCACCAACATCTTTGCTAGATCAAATTAGTACAGCTACAGTTGGCTATGGTGGAATATCTGTCGAAACATACAGTGGTTCTACAAAAATTGGAGATACAAAAACATGCAATTTCAATCTGCATATACCAAGCGATTCAAATCCAACAATTGGGGAGATTACTTTAACAGAACAGCATGCTGGTGTAAAAGCCAAGAATGCGAATGTTACAGTTCAACAGATTTCAAAGAAATTAGTATCAGTACCGGTAAGTGCTAAATATTCAGCAAGTATTAAGACAGTAACTTGTGACGGTGTTGCACTGTCAAACAATAATGGCACTTATACAGGTTATATTTCTAACAAGTCGAATGGAACGTACAAAGTAACTGTTACTGATAGTAGAGGTCTTCAATCCAGTAATTCAGCTACACAGACATTTTATGAGTATGCTAAACCGTTTATAACTGCTACTTTAAAAAGAGAAAGCGAAACCTCTGCTAAAGGGACACTCAGTGTTAATGGATCATATTCTACAATTCTTAGCAATACGCTTTCCATGACTATCCAGCGTAATGACGAATCTAGTCAAACCGAGGTATTACCAACTCTAAGTGATGGCAGCATATCATATTCTAAATCTTATACTGATTTGAATTATGTACAGAGCTTTACTGTTAAGGTAAAAGCTACAGATGGATTTGGCGAATCAGTTGAAGCAACAGCCGTATTGGGTGTTAGTCAGTATGCACTGTGGATGGGTAAGTATAATGTCAAAGTCGGTGGAAAACTAAATGTAGGAAGTGATTTGACTGTTGGTGGAGCAATAACTGTTGGTGGAGCAATAACTGTTGGTGGAGCAATAACTGTTAATGGAAATATATCTACACCAAAAGAAATCAGTGCAGAAACATTCAGATATAAAGGAGCTAGTCCAGCAATACATTATGTTGCACAGGGATATCACGTTCCTACTTCTTCGAAAATTACTATGACATCGACTTTATCCGGTCACAGATTCACAGGAGTATACGTATATGATCCGGATTATATTTCAAAGCATTTTGATCATGATACAACATATCCGTCTATTCAAATTAAGAAAAAAGGGATGTACTTGATTGCTTGCCGTATACATGCTTTAAATGTGCAAGCTACTAATTCATATGGTTTTGGTTACACAGTCAATAAGCTCGATAATAGTGGCGAATGGGCTATAGATCAGTTTGACATCCGAACAACATTGTATGGATGTGCTGGATCAGCGGTTTTTTTTAAAGTATTAAATGCGAATGATGTACTTAGATGGCAATGTTTTAGCGATTCAGATAGACAGGTGCAACAATTTGAAATGCATTTGTTTTATGTTACTGACCAATAAAGGAGATACATATGATTATAGAATTAAAAAACGGAGTGCAATTCTTATTATCTAATTATGAGGATTGCGACGATTATATTAGTTTATCTATTCCTACCTGCGTAACGCAATCAGTTCTTAAGGAATTTACAGAGGAAAATCTAGAAACTGTTTACATCAAAGATGATAAATTTAATCCAATTTCCGCGTATAGAAATTTAACTTTGGATAATGACATTGGATATTCTTTACAGTTCAACCAGACTTCTTTCAATTTATCGAAATACCATTTAACGGACAGATTGAACAGCATGGAAGCCGAATGTAAGAAGATTCCAAGTTTAACTGAGCAGCTTACTCAGGCACAGGCAGACATTGCATATATTAGCATTCTGTCTGATATTGACACGACAACTGAGGAGGAAACGTCAAATGAAAGCAGTATTTGATTTAGCAAAAAAGTACTATCCGCAGTACTGGAGTAAGGAACGTTTAGACGTTCTCCTTGCCAAAAAGAAACTAACTAAGGAAGAGTACGATGAATTGGTAAACAAGGAATGATGGAGTTTGATTATGATTAGATATACAACACCTACCCTTAAATTTAAATTACCTTTTGAGGCAAACTATTTAACGGTAGCTTTTATCACTTTAAGTCAAAGAAATTCATGTATAGAGAAAAGTATTGATGAATGCACACTTGCTGGAAAAGAAATCAGTTGCGAATTGACACAAGAAGATACAGGTTAATTAGTAATCTCTGAATATGCATATGTGCAGTTGAGATGGAAAGACTGCTTATGCTAGAGGTACAAAGCTTACAGGAACAATGAAAAATAATGGAGCAGTTCAGTTAACAATTGATACAGTTGCGGATACTGCAAATATTCCTCAAGGTTATCATGATGGCTCTGGAAAAGTTTGTATTCTCGCTACCGAACAGGCAAAGATTATTGCAGGAAATATCAAGAAAGGCATTTCAATTTTAGGCGTTACTGGCACACTTGAACCATCTTCTGAAATTAAAGTTCATGCAAAAAGTGTTACCCCTAAAAAAGAAGCACAGACAGTTCTGCCAGATGCAGGATATGATTATTTGTCCCAGGTAACAGTTGATGCAATACCATATGTAGAAACAGACAATTCTGCAAATGGAAAAACAGTAACTATTGCAGGAGTATAGTATGGCAATTAACAAAGTTATTTATGGTACTGAAACATTGCTTGATTTAACTGCCGATACAGTGACTGAAAATGGTCAAAATGGAAATTAATATGTCAGCTATTGATAGAAACATTACACAATATGAAAACTGGCTTACCAAAGCCGAAGAAGAGGAAATAGATCTTAAAAATAGGCTTGCTGATATTACGGTGCAGAAAGCAATCTATAGATCGGCTCTTTATACTCTTAGAGAAATGAAGCAAAAAGAACAGAAATTAGAAAGTAGTGGAAATGATTAATATGACAATGAATGGAATTGACATTAGCAGTTGGCAACGCGACATTAATTTGTCAGCGATTAAAGCCGACTTTGTAATTGTAAAAGCAACTGAAGGTATTGGATACGTTGATAAATCGTGTGATATGCTTTTCCAAAAGGCATTAAGCTTAGGTAAAAAACTAGGCTTCTATCACTTTGCTAGACCGACAGCAAACAACGATCCAATCCGTGAAGCAGACTTCTTTTACGAAAATTGTAAAGGATATTTTGGAAAAGCAATCCCAATTCTAGACTGGGAAGCTGAAAATAAACAAAATGTTGCATATGCAAAAGCATGGCTTGATAGAGTTTATCAAAGATCTGGTGTTAAGCCTGTAATCTACATGTCTGAATCTGTAGTCAACTCATGCAGACTATGGTCTATGGGTTGCTAAGTACAGAGATAATGCAACTGATTACAACTATAATATGGCAAATGCCGGATCGCATCCGAAAGTAAAGTGGTGGAAGTTCTACTGCATGTGGCAATGGACTAGCACAGGTAGATTAGATGGATATGGTCATAACCTTGATTGTAACGTATTTTATGGCGACGCTGCTACATGGGATAAGTATGTTGGAAAGTCTACAAGCACGGCGAAGCCTCAGACAAAGCCTACTCCTAAGACAACTGCTCAGCTCGCCGAAGAAGTAATTGCTGGTCAGTGGGGAAATGGTGAAGATCGAAAGAAACGTTTAACTGCTGCAGGATATGACTATAACGCAGTCCAGAATTCTGTTAACCAGAAGATGGCTGCTAAAAATAAACAAGCATCTGTTTACTATACAGTAAAGCGTGGAGATACACTGTCAGCTATTGCTTCTAAGTATGGAACAACATATACATATTTAGCACAGATCAATGGTATTGCTGATCCAAATAGGATTTATCCAGGACAGAAGATAAGAGTGAAGTAATGGAATTATTAGAAAAAATTATTCCTTGGACTATTAGCTTTGTATCGTTAATTATTTTGATTATTACTTTTTTCAAAAATGGAAATAAAGAACAAAAGGAAGATACTAAACAGGAAGATACAAAGTTTACGGATATTGAAAAAAGTCTTTTAAAAGCGAATCTAAAGTTAGATCAGCTATGTGCAACCACATCCGAGACAAGGACAGATATTAAGAGTTTAAATAAAGATTTAAATTCTCTAAGCGGAAGAGTTACAGTTGTCGAGCGTGATCTAAAGACTGCTTTTGAAAAAATAGACGAATTGAAAGGAAAAATAGTATGAACTGGAAAGTAAGATTTAAAAATCCACTGTTTATTGCTCAAATGATCCTTGCAGTACTAACACCGATCCTTGCTTATGCTGGTTTGACAGTTAAAGATTTGACAACATGGCAGGCACTCGGTGATCTGCTAATTGGTGCATTGAGCAATCCTTATGTACTCGGATTAGTAGTTGTTAGTGTATTCAATGCAGTGACAGATCCAACTACAAGCGGAATAAAGGATAGCGAGCAGGCACTTACATATACAAAACCTAAAGAACGTGAAAATTAAAAGAGAAACGTATAACTAAGAAGGATATATTTTACGGCATATAGTAGTGCAGCAATTACTTCAAAATGGAAGAATGACCGACAACCAGTTTAAACAACTAGGTAAAATGGCTTAACAAATTTTAAAAATAGGAAGGTTTTAAATGTCAAGATATTATAACGATGAATTAGAGCATGCAGATCGCGAATGGAAACACCACACTTATCTTAAAAAGTATAGAGGAAAGAATGGTAAGTGGGTTTATGTCTATAAACGCAAGCACAATCAAGTAGCTTTAAACGGCAATGGAGGTAGTACCCCAGATGGTTCAGAAAGTGCTACTGAGAGAATTAGTAACAGTGCACACGAAGCTCTAAATAGATTACGTAACAAGAACTCACGTGCTGCAAGAACCGCTGACATTAAAATGAAGTCTACAATCTCTACGGCTAAAAGAAGAGTAAATAACTCAATTAGAGATGTACAGAATGACACTGAAAGAATTAGTAATAGTGCACATGGAGCTCTAAATAGATTACGTAACAAGAACTCACGTGCCGCAAGAACTGCCGATATTAGAACTAAGGCTGCTATTTCTAGAACAGTAAATAAAGCGAAGAAAGCTGCAGGTAATACAGCTAAAGCAGTTACTAAAGGTCTAAATGACTTTGCTAATGACGCTGTTAATGCTCAGAGAGATAAGAACAAGCAGATGGAACGTAGACGTAAAGCTACACAGCGTAGAAGAAAACGTATGATTAGAGCAACTAAATCAAAACTCTCTACAGCATATAACAATGCAAAAAATAAAGCAGTTAACAAAACAGTAGATTATCTAGATAGCCTATTTAGATAAAACTTATTTCAGTTAAAAACGTAGTCCCGATTCTCGCTAAGGAAAACGTTTAAAAATTTAATTAAAAGAGTGGTGCTGGGTGGTTACGACATCACTATTTTATTAATTCAAAATGGAAGGTAAAAAATTATGATTGAAGCTTATTCTAATAATATTACAGTTTCTTCTAACTCTTTAGTTCCGTTAAAAAAGGAAGGAAAAGCTGTACCAGATAGTATGATGGACTTTTACGAATATAAAAAAGCTCTACGGTTTCAGCAGATGTATACGAAATGAGTAGATACTGGAATGAAGGTCTAAATAATGCAGAGGATGATACACTTGAACACTTCGGCGTTCTTGGAATGAAATGGGGGATTCGTAGATACCAGAATAAAGATGGATCCTTGACACCAGCTGGAAAACGAAAGTACAAAATTTCCTCGGAGGGAAAATTGGTAAAACGTTCTAGAGCTGAGGTAAAGTCATACGATAAAAAAGTAACTGCTGTTAAGAAAGCTAATGAGGCAAAAAAGCGAAAAGCGAGAATTCGTGAAAAAGGATTGGACAAAAACGATTTAGATGCTATTAGCAACAATATCGATATGTTTTCAACAAAAGAAATTAATGATGCAGTATTACGTAATCAAGCTATAGCTAAACTTCAAGATGCAAGACGTAATAATGCATCTGAAGCCAAGAAATGGATTGACACATCGATTGCATATGGCATGACACTTCAAAATGCATATAAGTTAATTTCTGCAAACGAAACACAAGGCTTTATTAGTTTACTTAATGATAAATATGGAACTAACATTCCACTTATTCCAAACAGTTATGATAATTATCAAAAGATAAAAGGAAAGGATACTAGTAATAATGGCTAGATATTACAATGATATTTTTGTAGATGACGAATTAACCCACTTCGGAATATCAGGTATGAAATGGGGTGTACGTCGCTATCAGAATGATGATGGTTCACTTACAAGTGCCGGTATTTCCAGATATAGAAAAATCGCAAATCGTTATGCCAAGGCTAAGTCTAAAAGCGAGAAATATGCTAACAAATCGAATAAGCATACTTTAAAAAGTGGAAATTTCCTTAGTGCTTTAGGTACTCCTGGATATTACACACATCATGCAGGAAAAGCCGCGAGATTTGCTAGGAAATCAGAAAAGCAATCGGTAAAAGCATATAGGCAAAAGAAGAAAATGGAAAAGCTTATGAAAGCTACGAACATGTCTCTTGCTGAAGCGTATAATAGCGTTGAAACTGATCCGGTAACAATGGAACGTATCAAGGCAATGTTTGCGTGATACTGATATTTGAAAGGAGACACTATGGCATTATCTAATACTGCTGTCCCTAAGTATTACAGTCGTTTTAGAGATGCCGTAATTCAAGGGAAAATCCCAGTAAATAAAAATGTCTCAATGTACATGAACATTGTAGACAGACGTATTGAAGATCCCAGATATTATTATGATCCAGTTCCAGTAGAAGGATGGATCAAGTATTGTGAATCAGAATTGACATTAACTGATGGTTCCGATCAGCACATGCTTGATTCATTTAAATTATGGGGAGAGGACGTATTCGGATGGTACGAGTACGTCTCTCGATCAGTATGGATTCCTGGAGTCAATGGAGAACCCGGGCACTATGAAATAAAACGCATCAAACAGCGATTAATTAATGTTCAATATTTAATAGTAGGAAGAAGTGCTGCTAAATCAGTATATGAGACTGATATTCAAGCTTACTTCCTTAATATTGATCCGACTACTACGCATCAAATTACTACAGCACCAACTATGAAACAAGCTGATGAAGTAATGTCAACTTTCAAAACTGCTATTACACGATCCAAAGGTCCACTGTTTAAATTCCTGACAAGCGGATCAATAAACAACACTACCGGATCTAAAATGGCAAAACAGAAGCTAGCATCAACCAAGCTTGGAATTCAAAACTTCTTATCTGGATCACTTCTCGAAGTTCGTCCGATGTCTATTGATAAATTGCAAGGACTTCGTTGTAAGGTTGCAACAGTAGACGAGTGGTTATCTGGCGAATTGAGAGAATCCCCATTTGAAGCTATTGAACAGGGTGCTGCTAAGATTGATGATTATTTGATTGTAGGAGTAAGTTCAGAGGGAACTGTTCGTAACGGAATCGGTGATACAATCAAAATGGAACTCACAAAGATTCTGAAAGGTGAATGGGAGAACCCTCATATATCGATTTGGTGGTATTGTTTAGATGATATTAAAGAAGTGAACGATCCTAATATGTGGCTTAAGGCAAATCCGAATATTGGGATTACTGTTAAGTGGGATACATATCAGAGAGCTGTAGAAAAGGCAGAACACAGTACGGCTGATCGTAATGATATTTTAGCAAAAAGATTTGGTATACCTATGGAGGGTTATACATATTTCTTTAATTATGAAGATACCTTAGTTCATAGATATCGTAACTTTTATGGAATGCCATGTGCATTAGGAGGAGACTTATCGCAGGGGAATGACTTCTGTGCATTTACATTCCTGTTTCCTCTAAGGACTGGGGAATTTGGAGTGAAGGCATTAAGTTATATTTCAGAACGAACTTTCGAAAATCTGCCGATGGCTATGCATCAAAAGTACCAGGAGTTTATTAATGAAGGCAGCTTGATGGTGCTCAATGGAGTAACTATTGATTTAGATGAAGTATATGAAGATCTTGATAAGCATATTGTTGATGAAAATTATGATGTAAGATGTTTCGGATATGACCCATATAATGCACAGACATTCGTAGAAAGATGGACTACTGAGAATGGACCTTTTGGTGTGGTTAAGGTTATTCAGGGTTCGAAAACAGAAACAGTTCCTCTTGGGGAATTACGAACATACGCAGAAGAACGTATGCTTTTATTTTACGAAAAAATTATGCAATACACTATGGGAAATGCGGTTGTTATTACCGACACAAATGGAAATATGAAACTTATGAAAAAACGTTACGAGCAAAAGATCGATAATGTATCAGCAATGATGGATGCATATGTAGCCTATAAGGCAAATAAGGAGAGCTTCGAATGAGTAGATATTGGAATGATATTTCAAAAGTTGATCTGCTTAAGTGGAGAACAAGCCTTGGAATGTCATCATATTCTACAAAAACTAAGAATGATACAGTAACTTTCCTTAATGGGGTTCTGAAATTTGCAGCTATGATCTATGGAGTATCTGATATGTCATCAGTACTAAAGAGATTCAAGAAAACTGATGAAGATATCATGAAAAAGAAGGATATGAATGTCTGGACACCAGATGAATTCGAGCATTTCTTGTCTTACGTTGATAGACCTATCTACAGAGATTACTTTACGTTTCTGTTCCGTACTGGATGCAGAAGAGGTGAAGCTATTGCTCTGCAGAAAAGTGATGTACACGGATCTTTCGTTTATATTTGCTATTCGCAGAGAACAGTTAAAGAAGGTCTTAAACCGACAAAGACACGACAGAATCGATGGGTGGCTATGGATGATAAATTAGCGGAAATTGTTAATAGGCTCGCAGCTGTTGACAATAACTCTAATTATGTCTTTACCTACAACGATAAGCCATTGTGCCCAAGCCCTATTGACTTTGCATTCAAGAAGGCGATAGAGAAGTCTGGACTCAAGCCAATTCGTATTCATGATCTTAGACATTCACATGCTTCCTGGTTGATCGGAAACGGAATGAATATAGTTGCCGTAAGCAAACGTCTTGGACACGCATCTGTAGAACAGACACTAACAACATATACGCATCTTATCCCTGCTGCTGATGAAGCAATGATGCGATTTCTTAACAAAAATTAATGATATTTTTGGGACAGATTTGGGACACATTTTTATGAAAAGTTATTTTTGCAGAAAAACAGCATTGAAAATTTCTGCATAAATAAGCAATTTTAAAAATTAACAGCATGCTAAAATAGAGTCATGTTATCCGCACTCAAGTACGGAAAAGGGCATAAACAAGCCCTTTTTATTTTCCGTGAGACAATTATGGGACAAAAAATTCAGACAGGCCAAATCAACTCAGCATATACCTCTCCTGTATGATATTTACAGCATGCTTCGAAAGGAGATACTAATGACAAATATAGTATGGAAAATTTTTGTACTTTATTTATTAATCGGTTGTGGAGTGATATTCATTTACTTTACAATCAGTTTCTTAAAAAATATAGGAATCAGACTTCCAGAAAAGCATAAGTATTCCGGAACGATGATCTGCGGAACAAACCATGAAACTGGAAAGCCTGTATACCGCGTTGAATTTGATATTCCGCTGGAGGATATTCCAAAAAGCAAGAAGCTGGTGCTAAGAGTCACACATACAGATGAAAACCTTGGAATCAATCAGAGACTCTATGATCTGGAGTCCGAGGGAATCAGACATGACGACTAAAGCAATTGGAGTAACTGACGCTGAAATGAGGGTCTATGTAGAATACAAGAACTCACTGACTGATATTCTGGATAAGATCAACGAAATCGGAGAAACGCTGCTTGAATTTGAACGTGGAAAGTTTATTGACTCGAAATCAATAGTAAACGTTACGAATTATTCCAAAGACAGATATTTCAGAGACAGGAATCTTCTGAACATCGGCACGAAGGAATTCATGAAGAAGTGGCAGGATCAATATATCAAGACATACAGAGACCGTCTGAACTACTGCCTGCGCATTGAAGAAATTCTTAAGTCACTTGACAGTGATTCATTCAATATTCTTTATATGAGATATTTCGATAATATGACGTTTGAACAGATTGGAAAGAAGATCTATATGAGCCCGCAAGGTGTTTCAAACAGGATCAGGAAACTGTTGAAAAATCAACCAGCTTGACGTGCTAATATTATATACGCGAAAATTACATAGCTATTAATGAAAGAATAAAGGAGATTATATTTATGAAAAAGTTTTTTATTGGAGTATTAGTAGCTATGCTAACTGGATGCAATGCAGTGACAACTGTAAGAACAACAAAAATCGGAGCAACATCTGATGAAGGTTGGACTGAAATCACTGAGGAGTTTGACAGTGAAGGCAATGTACTAAACAGCAGTACAAAATTTGTAAAAAGATAAATTCTTTTAGAAAGGAGTTCTTACATAGAACTCTCTTTTTTATTCTTTCGTGTAAATTACATATTTATTAATGAAAGAATAAAGGAGGAAACTTAAATGTTATTTTTATGCTTAATTAGTGCCTATATAGGAGGCGGAGTTGGTTTTGCAGTACTAGATGTTAAAACTTATGGCAATTTGATTGATAAGGATATATTTCAATCAAGAATGTTAGGAGTTGTAGCATTTGATATTCTGTTATGGCCATTCTTTGCGCTTAGATGGGTATTAAATTTGTTATACGGAAAATTAATGTTGTGGTTTTGGAAGCAATAAGAGGTAGCACACGCTACTCTCTTTTTTATTCTTTCGCGTAGAATACATTACTATCGATGGCTAAATAGGAGGAGCCGTTTATGGAAAATTTAGAAGCATTACAGAAGAGACAGCAGGGAATTTTAGAAAGTATGCAGTATATTACTGATGGCGACAGCAGCGATTACGCAGGCTATTCGAAGGATTTGATGAATGTCAACAGTGCGATCAAAGTTGAGAAGGATTATGAAATCCAGAAGAGAAAACTTGATATCGAGGAAGTAAAAACTAAGACAGAACAGCTTAAAGCAGAAAACGATATCAAGCGTGCTCAGATGGAGTCTAAGAATACGAAACTTGGTTACATTGTAACACTCGTTAAATGCGGAGTAACAGCAACGGTAACGCTTGTCGGTTATTGGTTAATCAGCGATACTGAAAAATTAGGTGCGGTTACATCTAAGATTCTAAGTAGGATTCCACATGCGAAATTCGACTAGAAAGTCATAAGGGGCGTGTTTCATACACGTTTCTTTTTTTTTCGCGTAAAATACACACTTATTAATGAAGAAAATAAAGGAGATTATATTATGGAATTATTATTAAGTAGTTTAGTTTTATTAGGATTAGGTTTATTTTTACTTTGCTACAGCGTTTCACTCGGAAACGAGGAGAAGCAGCAATGTGGAGTAAGAAGACATAAGACTGATTATGACTACGATTTAGTAACGTACAAGAATTCAATCTTTATTGATGTAAGATAAGGAGTCTTTTACAAGGCTCTTTTTCTTTCGCGAAATATTCATATCATATAACGAAAGGAGGAAGATTATGGTTACACGTAGTTTAGAAGAACTCAAGGAACAATATGGAGATGATGTTACAGAATATATCAATAAAATCATCTATTTTTTACAAAAAGATCCAGACGATCACTATGGGCAATTTATGAATTTGCATAAAGAAGCTATGGAATCAGATGATCAAAAAGAAATAGATGAATGTTATGATAATATGGAAAACATCCTATGGGACCTTGAAAATCATATTAATGAAATTAGAGAAATGATGGTAATCGAAAAAGCTTCTAAAAAGTAATGGGTTAATACTCATTACTTTTTTATTTTTCGCGGTTAATACATTCCTTTTAACGAAAAGAGATGAAGTGAGAAGCGTCGAGTTATGTTTACGCGGTCTGTAATGGGCTAGACTCACACAATAGTATTAATGGTAGAACAGCACCAGCAATGGTGAAGACACTGGTTCGAAGCCAGTAAAACATCTCTCTTTATTTTTCGAGTAAATTACATACATATTAATGAAGAAGAACACAGGAGAAAGAAGCGAGTATAGTACATGATGGGGCTATACAATATACTAAAAGTATATTATGCCATAGAAAAAACTATGGAATCGTGCGTGCCGTTGGGCGTAACGGATTTTGTAAGAACGTCAAGTCAAGAGATAGTGGGCGGTGTCATATGCACTTTCTTCTTTTTTCTCGCGTAGAAAACACACTCTTTAATGAAAAGGAGATTATATTTATTATATTGGTAATTATTACTATCGGATTTTTTGCAGAAGCAATTCGTCAGGAAATCAAATATAGAGATCAGCAAAGATATTACGCAGATCTCAATATAAAGATTTAAGACGATTTCAAAAATTTAAATCGAAGATATAGAACAAATTTACCAACAAAAATTAAGTAACAACTTTTAAAAAGGTAGCAGATACAATTCTGTTACTTTTTTTAAAACGCGAAAAATACTAATACTTCTATGAAGAAGATGGAGGTGATTAGCAAATGGCATTAAGTATTGTAGGAATTATATGCATTATGTTGATTGTTATTATCGGAAACAATAAGAAGGACTAAGTAAAACACTACTTAGTCTTTT